TACAAAGGAGCGTGCACTTCGTGCCGTTATCCCTGTACTTTTCCAGCTTTTTTATAAGTGTGTCCGGCTTGGTAAATTTCCGGATCAGCCGGTTTCCTTTCCTTGCTTTCCCCGGAAACATGCCGGACCATGATATTTCCTTCGTCCCCTTCCCCCTTGGTATCTTGACCTCCCCAAGGGAGATGATACTGTACGTCATATACTTGGCATCTGCACCAAGCTGGATCTTTTCCGGAAGCATCGGGAACCGTATTTTATCGCCTTTTGGCGGTGTCAGGTAAATATCCATCCTCATCCCTCCTGTACAATCGGCGAATTGGCAAATACCTTGGCCATGCGCTCCGCTATTTCGTCACTTAGTTCGTCCGCCATCTCCCGGCACCTGCTTAGCACCACTTCAAAGATCTCCTGTTCATCCATGTCGTCCCCTTCGATCTGGATCACCGGATTTAAGTCGATGTTGATTTCAATATTGTTTCCATTGCTACTGTCCTTTCCGGTCCCCGGTCTGGTCTGGCTGCCCGTCACACTCCAGATGCTTTCTTCCTCTTCGCCATCTGATTCCGAAACAAGCGGGATGGCCGTGCCGGCGACACCTACGATTCCGCCGTCTGCATGTGCGCTGATCTGTCCGTTGCGGTCCAATACGCCAAGTGCCTGCCCCGCCTGTTCCCAGAGGGAAATGCCGCGGCTTCTGCGCCCCGGAACCGTTGGAATGATGTATTCCGGACCTTCCTCGCCTACCCATGAAAGTTCCGCTCCATTTTTTCCAACCTTTCCGCCTGCCGCATGGAAAGACGCATTTATGCTTGCAATACCACCGCTGTCACTGCTTGTAAACCGGATACTCTTGGTCGGGTTCACGATCGACCAGTCCAGTGTCGTTTCAACATCTGCTTTTACTGCAAACGGTGTGTTAAAAATTCCACGCAGTTGGGAACCAGTCTCGCTGTATACCGATTCAGCGTTATTCGTCTGCTGGAAGAATATGTTTGCGCTCCCTGTCGTTTCAAAACTCTCACTGAATGCCTGTTCGACCGCTGTATCCGCTGCCGTCTTTGCATCATCCGTCCCGACTTTTACCCGGCTGGACGGTATGCTGATCGTCAGCCCGGCTTCCACTTCCGCATCATCAGACAGCTCATTGTATTCTATGATCTGTTCTACAGTCATCCCGACGGCATCCGCCACTTTTTCAAGCGCATCCCCATCGTCAACCGTAACCTCTCCAAGCGTCAGCTTCAGCTCTGTACCGTCAACGTCAACTTCCGTATCCCCTGCACCGGCTTCTTTTAATGCTTTTTCCACCTCTTGCGTTAAAGTGGAATCCGCACTGATATCTATGTCTTCAATGGTCGCCTGCAGCCCGTCAAAAGTAAGCGTGCTATCTGTCACCGGCTGTATGGCGCGTTTCCATGCCGCGCTCAGTTCTTCCGGAAGCGTCCCCGCCGCATCCATCTGGTTGATGGCATCGACCAGCGCCTGGTCACCGGATTCGAAAAGGGAATTTGCATAAACCTGCCATGCGGCATCCGTGTCCCCTGACGCCGCGCCGGTCTCCATCGCCTCATTAAAACTTGCTTTCAACTGGCTTGGGATCTCCTCCCCTGCCTTCACATATTCATCGATCAGGCTTGCCATGGCATCCGCATCCGGCTTCATGCTTTCCCAGAGCTCATTTAAAGCGCTCTGGTCCGCATCCGTTACAACACTTGCTTTCCCGATTCCAATCCTGCCCGTTCCGGAACTGGCGATGGATGCCCCTGCTGACAATGTATCTAAAAGCTCCATGCTCACACCGTCTTCCGCATTCTGGTTTGCCGTTTCGATGCTTTTTGCGATGGCTGTCTGCGTTTTTTCGATATTTGAAGAGATTTTTTCCGCATAAGCATCTGACAGCGTATTGGTCTCGAAATCCACGCTCGTCTGCAGGTCTTCTGCTTCCTGGTTCCGGACTACCTGGGCCACCATATTTTTATATTCTTCCGCTGTCACAACACCGTTTTCCGGTCCCAACCGTCCGGCTGCATCCGCGGCTTCGATAACTGCGTAAAATTCCTTCGCCAGATCTGCGGTTTCCTCATAGCCTGCCTGCCTTTGTTCAGAAAGGGCATCGATCAGTTCAACAAAAGAGCCAGATTCTAACTGCTTTGCGCTCAGATTTCCATATTCGAGCTCGATCCAGTCCATCTGCGCGTCAGATTCCGCCTGTTTCCAGCGGCTCGTGATGCTGTTCATCTTCTCCTGCAGCTCGGAAACCATCTTCCACTCGTCCACGGCATCAACGCCGGCTGTCAGGGCATCTTCTACCGCGGACTGCAGGTCAGCCGACAGACCCTGCAGTTCGATCTCGTCCGCCCTTGCCCATGATTCGATCGCATCTGCCAGGGCAGTACCTTGCTCTGTCCCGCCTAAAAATGTCTCGGTACTTATATATGCTGCATATGCGCGGCTTTCCAGCTCGGAAATGATCGAGTTGATAAATGTGTCCGTGTTTTCCGTGTAAGATTCCTTCTCGTCATCCGTCAGCGAAATCCCGATGCTCGTCTTCCATGCCAGCTTCTCATTTTCCTCCAAAGCTGTCTGCGCTTCCTTACGCATTTCATCCGCATTCTCGATCTCACCCATGGCAAGTTCGACATTTACAAGGTATTCCGCGTTCAGGATTCTGGATGCGGCATCCTCTGCCTCTTTTGCGGACAGCGTGATATTCCCGAAATGTTCTTCCAGGCTGCTGCTGATCTTTGTCTGGTTGTAATTATTTACCGCGACTGAAATCGCCGCCACACTTGCCGCTATGGCTGCCGCTGCGATCGCAACCTTGCCAGCGGTCGGGATCATGCCTCCCAGATCGCTTATAAATGCGCCAACGGTCGGTGCCGTCTTTGCAGCAAGCCCGATATCTTTGATCGCCGTACCGATTGGCGTCAGGGCTTTTACGATGCTGCCCGAACTCCCGATCAGGGAAGTCGTCCCTTTTGTGATCAGCCATGCGCTCAGCCAGGATGAAAGACCGGCTTCTTCCCCGCCCGGCATGATCTTTGCCGCCTCGGAAAACAGGGTGCCAAGCCCCTGTGTCAGCAGGTTTTTCCCTTTGGTGGATGCCAACTTTTTAAACGGATCCGCTATGATCTCATCCCAGGCAATATCCAGCTTCCCAAACAGGTCCGCATCTTCCCACTGGGCACTGTCCTTCATCCGGTCAATCGTCCTTTTTATTCCATCCGCTTTCCCGTCTACGAAATCCATCAGCTGCGTCAGCGCCGCTTCCGTTCCCGGCATTGCGTCCGTGACCGCTTCCGCGATGCTTTTGATATACGGGCTTAAACGTTCGCCAAACGAATTCTGGACTCCCTCTATCTTGGACTGCATCAGCGTGATGGAGCCTTCCAGGTTGTCAAGCATCGTTTCCGCCATCTGCTCGGATGCCCCGTCTGCGTTATAAACCGCTTCAAGCAGTTTGTTGTAATCATCCTCGGTCGCATTGATGATGGAAAGCATTCCGGACATGGAATACTTCCCGAAAAGTTTGCTCACTGCCGCAGTCTGCTCCGTTTCAGACAAACCGCCAAGGCTTTCGCGCAGGTTTTCGATCACTTCGCCTAAAGATTTCGCATTCCCTTCGCTGTCGGTCATGCTGATCTTGTATTTCTCCATGGCGGTCTCTACTGCATTCGTCGGCGACACAAGCCGTGACAGTGCAGTTTTCAGAGAAGTACCTGCCATGCTCCCCTTGATGCTGGCACTTGCCATCAGCCCAAGAGCAAGAGAAGTGTCTTCTATGCTGTAGTTCATGGCGCCCGCAACCGGTGCCACGTATTTAAAAGATTCTCCAAGCAGGCCTACGTTCGTATTGGCATTTGCGCTTGCCTGTGCGAGCACGTCTGCAAAATGCGTGGAATCCGATGCGGACAGCCCGAACGCCGTCAGTGCGTCTGTCACAATGTCAGAGGTGCTTCCAAGGCTTTCCCCGGAAGCTGCCGAAAGGTTCATGACACCGCTGATGCCGCTTAACATATCTTCTGTTTTCCAGCCGGCCATCGCCATGTAGTTGAATGCTTCCGCTGATTCCGTTGCGGTAAATTTGGTGGTCTCTCCCATTTCTTTCGCTTTCGCCGTCAGTGCTTCAAGCTCAGATCCCGTTGCGCCAGAAATGGCTTCCACCTGACTCATCCCGGCTTCAAAGGATTCAAATGTACTGATCGTGTCACTAAACCCGGCTGAAATGCCAAGCACAGATCCTGACAGCAGAAGCAGGCTTTTCAGTTTGCCTGTAAACATTGCAAGCGGTGCCGCTGCTGTGATCCCGGATGTGGCACTGCTTGTACTGCCTGCTAATTCCGATGCCTGGTCTTTTAAGTCATCCAGCAGCTGGCTTACCACTTCATCCATTATGGGAGTCGCCTCATCATCCGCGCCAACCTCCACATCACTTTCCGTCCCGTTTAACGTTTCCGCTTTGTCTGACACGTCATCCAGCACAGGGGTCGCCGTATCGCTTGCCCCCACTTCAATATCCGGCTCTACTCCGCTAAGCTGCTCCGCCTGGCTTTCTATGCTGCTGATCCTGTCCGTTGCATTGTCTTCCACGCCGACCTCAATGTTGTGGCTGCCATTTTCAATCTGCGACAGGCGGCGCAGGTTCCTTTCTGCGGACTGCGTGCCTGCCTGTGTCTTGTCTTTCACCGAGACCGAACACTCAATGGATACTGTTTCTGCCAACCTTATGCGCCTCCTTCCCCTGTCTCTTCTGTCCTGCCTTTCTCTGCCATAAGCTGTATCTTCATGCTCTCCAGCATCATCACCTGTGCCCATTTCGGTTTATCCAGAAACTCATCAAACGGGATATGGTGCCTCTGGAAGATGATGTGCATCAGTGTCGTTTTCCCGCCGGCAGTGATCAGTTTTTTGCCACATCCTCCATGTTCGGCTCATACCCGGAGATCCGGTCAAGCACGTTAAGGATTTCATCCTTCTCCCCGGCTTTCAATACCACTTCAACGAGGTCTATCCCGTTTAACACACTCAGCTTATTCCATGCTTCACGGTTGTCCCAGATCTTTTCGCGGTCTTCGTCCACCGTTGCCTCATAGATCAGCTGTGCGCGGTACCTTGCGGCATCTACGCTCTCCGCAACTTTCGTGCCAAGCTGGCGGTTTCGCTTGTAATTCGTATTCTTTTTCTTGCATGCCAGATATTCTTCCTCGCCTAACGGACGGATGCGGAACGTAAGAACCACTGCCTTGCCTCTTTTGATCTCGATCTTTGCCGTGTCTTCTTCATCCGTTTTGTAGGATGCCGCCGCGATCAGGCCGCCTAATATATCGTCTTCATATTTCCGCACCATGGATTTCTTGCCCTCTTCGCTTAATTCCACGGTTTCTTCCTCAAATGATCCATTTTTATCTTCAAACATTTTTATGTTCCTCCTTAAAGTGAGGGCTGCGCTGCATCCTGCCCGCAGCCCTTAAATTTATGTTACGCCTGTCATGTTCAGGCTTTCAGTTTTCCCTGCTGCTTTATGGAGCCGTTGACAAACATGTTCCACTGCCTCTTGATCAGGTCGCCTACGGATACGTTCTGCAGGTCAATGTCACCGGACGGGACACAGTCATTGTATACAAGCCTCTCTTCGGATCCATTGCGTCCCCTGATCACACCCTGGAAGTTCCATGACGGCATTTCCCCGTTCTCCATGCCTTCTATCATGTCAGTGATAAATTCACTGTCTTCCACGACGACCTCGGTGAATACCAGCGTCTGTCCGTAAGAAGTAAAGATTTCATGTTCCTGCGAATCCCCAACCGGCTGGTACTTCGTATTTGTCACGTTTACCTTGGACTGGTAAGTTTCGGTCGTCGCAAGGAGTTTTCCTTTTGAATTGTAAAAAGCACCGTCTTTACCGGTCAGCACCTTTTTTGCATCCGCAACTGCCTGTGTGTTGATCTTGCTCATTTTTTATCTCCCTCCCTTATTCATCTACTTCCGCAGAAAAGCGGAACCGATAGCACAGATAGATCGTTTCTATGCTGTCAATGTCATCAATCGCAAGGATGAACCATGCGCTGTCACCCTCTGCCGTGTTTGCCTCGTCCTCATAGATGCTTCCGGACAGGAGCTTTTTCTCCCCGACCATGGCATCAATGACAGTCTGTGCAGCCGCGATGATGGCAGCCCTTCCGTCCGCATCATTATCGCTGTCCCCCGTCATCGGCTCTAACGTGGTATCGATACGATCCATCAGCTCAAAACGCTCTTTCACGCGGCGGATCTTCTTCCATCCGGCATCCTGGTCAGCGCCCAGAGTAATAAGCGTATTGATCGCCTTTTCGATCTGCACCTGCCTTGTCTTGCTCATGCTTAAAACAAGGCACCCTGATTTCAGTGCTTTCTTGATCTGCGCATTGGTCAGCCCTTCGCTAAGACCTGCGGCACCGGAAATTACCGTATGCGTCAGGGATGTGTTCGATGCCTCGGAGCAGATCATACCGCCAATCCTTGCTGCTGCACGGTAGCCTTCATATACAACCCCGCTTGTGTCCGTCCAGCTGTTGAGCACGTACACGATCTTCTCATCATTG